ATCCAGACAGTAAAATGTATGATGTTATGAAGTCAGGTGCAATGGCTAGAAAAGAACCGCTTATTGTAATAATAACTACTGCAGGACTTGATTATGAAGATACTGCTTGTTATTCAGAATATCAAGACTGTTGTAACATCCTTGATGAAATAATTGAAAATGAATCATATTTTGTTATGATTTGTGAACTTGAAAAAGAAGATAATCCTTTTGATCCTGATGTATGGATTAAAGCTAATCCTGTTTTGTGTACTTACCCAGAGGGAATTAAATCAATGACAGACAATGCAAAACTTGCAAAGGAATCTGTTGATGAAAATAAATTGCTAGAATTCAAGACTAAAAACTGTAATATTTGGGTTGCAGGTGGAGAAAAGAAATATTTAGATATTAAGTATTGGAAAAAATGTCAAAGAGAAATTACTCTTGATAATTTTTTAGGCAAAGATTGCTATATAGGAATAGATTTATCTAAGTCAGGTGACTTAACATCTTGTAGTTTTGAATTTCCGTTTATTGAAGATAGTATTAGAAAATATTACATTCATTCACATAGCTTCATACCTGAAGCAGTAGTAAAAGAAAAAATGAAAACCGACAATGCAAACTATGAACTATGGATTAAAAAGGGATTACTTACAGCAACAAAAGCTAATGAAGGTTTAATAACTGATTACTGGGAAATGTTAAAGTATATCAATAAATTAAAAAATGAATATAACTTAAATATAAAACTAATCGGTTATGATGCTCACAATGCTTCAATGTTAGCTTCTGAATTAGAAAGTACAGGATATGAATGTGTTCAAATTCCTCAAAGTTGTGCTAAACTTGATGAAGCAACAGTAAGTTTTAGAGATTTAACAAAAGTTGAGCAGATAATTCATAATGGAAATAAGTTGCTTTCATGGTCCATGAACAACTGCGAAACGGACAGTAATAGTTTTGGTGAAATAAAAATTTCTAAAAAAAGCAAGTTTAAGCGAATAGATCCTGTAGCAAGTTCAATATTTGCTCACAAACTTGGTATGCAATGTTGGAATGAATTTGATGCATCAAAATATTCGAATGAAGAATTTTTAGAAAAATTATGGGGAATAGGAGGTTCGTAAATGGATGATATTATAAAAAGAATAGGTACTTTTAAAATAAATAGAAATTATATTTATGAAAATGCTGAAGAAGTTCTAAGATTCTTAAATGACATTTTAGTTGTCAAAACAGATTATGATTTTCAAACAAATAGTATAATATATGTTGGATATTCAAAACATTTTGATATTTCAGATGAGGGACTTATGCCACTAATCTATGATATTGAAATAAATTCAATTACAAATGAAATTAAATGGCATAGAAAATTTGGGTATTCTGAAAAAGATGTTAAAAGCATATTGGAGGAAATTAAAGATGAAATTAAAAAAAATAAAACAGTTATTAATATCAATTAAAAACTGTTTGGAAGACATATTAATTTTCAGTGGTTTAGCAATTATAGCTATAACCACTTTTTTAATATCAAAAATTGCTGGTCTATACGCATCTGGGATAATTTTATTTGGCCTAGGATTATACTTTAGTAAATTTCCTTTAAGGAGGTGATTGAAATTTGATATTTAGTAGAGCAAGGCAACCATCAATCAAGAATGAAGATTTAACAAGTTTACAGAGTTTAGCTGATTGGCTTGGTTTAAATATTGATGAATTAAATATTAGTGGCAAGAATTCATTGAAAGAAATCACAGTCTATATATGCATAAAGATATTAGCAGAAACTATGAGTAAATTACCACTAAAAATATATCAGGACAGCAAAGGTTCAAGAAAAGCTACAGATCATTATCTATACCAGATGCTAAAACTAAGGCCTAATGAATATATGAGCGCATCGGATTTTTGGAAGTGCGAAGAAGTTCAAAGAAATATATACGGAAATGCTTATGTATGGATTGATAGGGTGAAAAAAGGTAAAAGCACAGGTGTTGTAAAAGGTTTATATCCTTTAGATAGCTCAAGAGTTCAAGTATATGTTGATGATGTGGGTCTATTGAATTCCAGCAATAAACTTTGGTATGTTTTTACAGATAATCTTGGACATCAGTATAAGATTGAACCTATAGACATTTTGCACTTTAAAGGACTTACAAGTAATGGTTTAGCTGGTATAAGTCCTATTGAAAATTTAAAAAGTAGCATAGAAACAGCTAAAAGTTCAACAGTATTTCTTAATAATAGTTATAAAAATGGCATGACTACTAAAGGCATCATACAGTATGTCGGAGACTTAAATTCAGCAGCAGAAAATACATTTAGAACAAAATTTGAACAAATGTCAAATGGTTTAAGTAACGCAAACAGAGTTAGTTTATTGCCTATTGGTTATCAGTACCAGCCAATATCACTTACTATGGCCGATGCACAGTTTTTACAAAACAGTCAATTTACAATTAGACAGTTAACAGCTGCATTTGGTATAAAACTACACCAAGTCAACGATCTAGAAAAGGCATCTTATGCAAATACATCAGAAGCTAATAGAGAATTCTATACAGATACATTATTAAGTATTTTAAATATGTATGAGCAGGAACTTGTATGGAAGTTATTTACAAACAAAGAAATAGAACAAGGATATTACTCCAAATTTAATGCAGATGTAATTTTAAGAGGAGATATTAAGACTAGGTATGAATCATACAGAATAGCAGTTCAAGGCAGTTTTATGACTCCAAATGAAGTTAGAGAAAAAGAAGAAATGGAATCAAAAGATGGTGGTGATGAATTATTGGCAAATGGAAGTATGGTTCAATTAACAAAAGTAGGTGCAGCATATGGGAAGGGAGGTGAGTAATATTGAAGTTTTGGAATTTTACTAAAGTTAAAAACGAAGCTGATAATACTGAAAGTATAGAGCTGAGAATCCAGGGCGACATAGTAAGTGATGATGACGCATGGATTTACGAATGGTTCGATATAAAGGCAACTTCACCGAATGCATTTAAAAACGAGCTCAGTGAATATAAAGGCAAAGATATAATTGTATGGATTGATAGTCCTGGTGGAGATGTTTTTGCAGCAGCTGGAATATATAATGCACTTAAAGAACATCAAGGAAAAGTAACAGCTAAAATTGATAGTCTAGCAGCAAGCGCAGCATCAGTTATTGCTATGGCTGCAGATGTTTTATTAATGTCACCTGTTGCAATAATGATGATTCACAACCCTTTAACCTATGCAAGTGGAGATATGAGAGACTTACGAAAGACCGCTAATGTTCTTGATACAGTTAAGGACACCATAATAAATGCATATGCTTCTAAAACTAAAAAATCAAGAGAAGATATATCAGCAATGATGGATGATGAGACTTGGATGAGTGCAAATGTGGCTATCAAAGAAGGTTTTGCAGATGGAATTCTTTATGAAAATGAAACAGATCAAAAAGTTATGAATTTTTCTTATAACAAATTATGCATTCAAAACAGTGCTAGCCAATTTGCAAAAAAATTATTAGATTTTGAAAAGAAAAACATAATAGAACCACAAGATACAGTAGAAAAAGAAAAAATATTGATTGAATTGGATCTAATATAGGTCCTTTTTTAATACAAAACAAATCAGAAAAAGGAAGGTATAAAAATGAGTAAAAAGATACAAGAACTAAAAAATCAAATTGAACAACTTAAAGCAGAAGCAAGGGACTTTGTTGAAATTAATGATATGGCAAACGCAAGAGCTAAAGCTGATGAAGCAAAGTACTTAAAAGCTCAGTTAGATATTATTGATGAAATTGATGGATTAGAAATTGACAACAAGGGTGGAAAACCTCTTGGAGAAATTAAAGATGAAAAAGAACAAGAAAAATTATACAAGAATGCATTTTTCAAAAATTTCAAAGGTAAAAAATTAACAGCAGAAGATAGAGAAATATTAGAAATAAATAATGCTTTAACTGAAAGCACTGATGCAGATGGTGGACTTATAGTTCCTAAAGATGTTCAAACAAAAATCAATGAATATAAAAGAACATTAATAGACCTATCGCAACTTGGTACTATTGAACCAGTAACAGCATTAACAGGTAGTAGAATTTTAGAAAAAATAGCAACAATGACTGCTTTTGAAAATATTACCGATGATACAGCTGATATTGCTGATATGGGAAGTCCACAGTTTGAGGCTATAGCATATACTATTGCAAAATATGCAGGTTATTTACCTATACCTAATGATTTACTTAAAGATAGTGATCAAAATATAATATCTTATTTAACAAAATGGATTGGAAAAAAATCGATTGTCACTAATAATACTTTATTTTTAGCAATTTTTAATGCTCTAATTGCAGTTACTTTTGCTGATTATAAGGCTATTAAAAAAGCTTTGAATATTACTCTTGACCCAATGCATGCTATAGGTGCAAAAATACTTACTAATCAAGATGGTTTTCAATATCTTGATACTTTAGAAGATCTTAATGGGAAACCATTATTGAAAGATGATATTACTCAACCTTCAGGGAAAATATTATTTGGCAAACAAGTTGTTGTGGCACCTAACACAATTTTAGCAACAACTGGAACGACTACTAAACTTGCACCATTATTTGTAGGGGATTTCAAAGAAAATGTAATTAAATTTGAGAGACAAGGTCATGAAATTGCATCTACAAATGTTGGTGGTACAGCATTTAGAAAAGATAGAACTGAAATGAGAGTAATCGAAAGAGAACAATACAAAGCATGGGATACTGCATCAGTTGTTAGAGGCAATATTGACGTTACTGCAGTAATATAGCAGTAATATAATAGAGGGGATTTATCCCCCCTATATTCTCCTAAAAGGAGTTGATTAAATGGAGTTGGATGAATTAAAACTATTTTGTAGGGTAGATGGAACTGATGAAGATACTTTAATATCAGGATTACAACTAGGAGCAGAAGAATATTTATTAAATGCTGGTGTAAATAAAGATTATACTAAAGAACTATATAAACTGGCGATAAAATTACTTGTAAATCACTGGTATGATAATAGAGATTCAGTATTGATAGGAAGTATTTCAAAAAGCATGGAGTTTTCTCTAGCAAGTATTATTGCTCAACTTAAATATACTCAAGTGGATGTGATTACAATATGAGTTTAACTAGTAAATTAAATTGTAGAATTGATGTATATGGAAAAGTTGAGACTATAAATGTTCTCAAAGAAAAAGAATATGACTATTCTAAATTAAAATCTGTTTGGGCTGAAATTATTCCCCAAAATGGGAACTTGCAAAGTAGTGAAGTAAATGTAAAATATGCAAATATTAGTCATAAAATAACAATTAGAGAAAAAGCAATTTCAAATTTAAGAAATGATATGTATTTTATGTTTAAAGAACAAAGGTATGACATTGAATATTTTAATCCTAACTATAAATTGGGTGATAGAATAGAGATATTCTGCAATTTGGTGGTGGAATAATGGCTGTTGATGTTGGCTTTGATGTTAGCGAGCTTGATGAGTTCAGTCTAAAACTTTTAAAACTTGCTGAAAAAACTATGCCTAAAGAATGTAATAAATTTATGAAAGCTGAAGCTAGCAAATTAAATTCTAAGGCAAAAAACAAGGCTAGAAAAGAAGTAAAAAAGAAAACAGGCAATTACATGAAAGGTTTTAAAAAGGGTAAAAAAGTATATGAATATGGTGATACAAAATATAACATAAGAGTATACAATAGTTCTCGTCATGCTCATTTGATTGAAAATGGACATGAAATAGTAGGGCATGAGACAGGTAAAGAAAAATCAGGTTTTGCAAAAGGTAAATTTGTTTTAGAAAATGCCAGTAGAGAGTTTGAAAGTCAATTTGAAAAAGATACTTATGATTTTGTTGATGTTTTATTAGA